TGATATTATGTACAGTAGCGATTTACGCAACAAAGGAACTAATAAGCGTTCTGGTTATGAGCCAGGGCGCTTTTTTGTTAGGCAGGTGAGCAAATGAGTTACAACATCAGGCGCTCATACGCTAGAGATCAGTTGCGAAAGCAGATGATTGCACGAGAAGAACCGTGTCACATTTGCGGTATGCCAATTGATTACTCGCTTCCCGCTGGTGACCCGATGAGCTTTGAGATGGATGAGGTCGTACCTGTCTCAAGGCTGCCTCTTGAACAAAGACGAGCTGCCGCATGCGACCCAGAGAATGTCAAAGCAGCGCACCGTATATGTAATCAGAAGCGCGGTAACCGCATGATGGACGAGCTTAAGGGTAATGCACTACCTATTGTAAGAACGCGTCTGTGGTAGGGAGGTACACCCTCCCACAGCCCCAAAAAGACGCCCCTTGGCATAGTCAGAATATAGCGAACCCTCAAATTTTCCACAGTGGAGTGAGCCTGAAAGGAGGTCTTGATGGCCAAGAAACTAGTTACTATTTGCAGAGAGGGTGGTCGGTATGACATCTATAAAGCACTGCAGATAACTATGGCAAAGAAGCTAGATGATTGTGAATCTGGCCGCGACTTTGCAGCCATTGTAAAGACATTCGTCCAGGTAGTTGACGAAGTTGACGCAATGGAAAAAGAGAAGTTGCTTGCAGCTAAAAAACCGAGCCCTGCCAAACGAGCCAGAAAGACATATCTCAAAGAGGTCTCGTGATGCCAAGGCGTAAAAAACGTGTTGGAAATCAAAAACCGACCTTTGAACGCATTGGAAAATATCATCATTCTGATGCAAAAGCTTGCATAAATATGTTTTCTCATTACGGGTTTAAGCTTGATGATGCTCAAAAATACGAGCTTGAACTTTATATGGCTAAAGACGCTAAAGGTATGCCAGCTGCTGAAACTATTGGTGCAGCCAAGCCGCGACAAAATGGCAAATCGTTTGCTGCTCGACTCTATGGCATTTGGTGTGCGGCCATTTGTGGAATGGACGTTGTCTATTCGGCTCATAACGCTGATACCGTTGATGAGTTCTTTGATATGATCGTGAACCTTTTTACGGACGATGAGACATACCCAGACTTAGCTGAACTTCTTCTTAAGGCTTACAGACAGCCAGGAAAGCAATACTTGCTCTTTGATTGTGGGCATTACAAAAGTGGCAAACGCGCAATCGGAAGGCTAAAGTTTTCAACCCGCACGACATCAAAGGCACGCGGAGGCACACGCTCACTCATTATTATTGATGAGGCACAGGAGCTTACAGACGCTCAGCTGAATGCTATTTTGCCAACAGTTTCTGCATCTAAAGATGGTTCTCCGCAAGTCATATATATCGGAACACCGCCAGACCCAACCTGCAGAGGAACGGTATTCAAACGAATGCACGATACAGCTCATTCCGATAGTCCTGGCGAGGCTTGGTGGCTTGAATGGGCCGCAAAATCGGTTCCGAGAGAGGGTACCAGCGATGAAGAAGCACTCGACCTTGCTTATGAGACTAATCCGGCTCTCGGCTCTCGTATCACAGAAAGAGCAGTGCTCAACGAATGGCATCAGATGACAAAAGATGGATTTGCTCGTGAGCGTCTCGGCTGGTGGTCAACGCTCGATACTTCAGTTGAGTATATCGTCAATGCAAATGACTGGAATGAGTGCATAACAGAAGAGCCTTATGACGATGGTCTTCTGGCTTTTGGAATTAAGTATTCACTCGATGGAAAGAAAGTAGCAATTTCAGCAGCTTTAACTCAGCAAGATAACCCAACGGCTTATGTTGAGCTCGTGGATATTGCAGACGCTTATGGCGCTGGTCAAAACCTCGCTCAATGGATCAAGGAACGCGAGAGTCGCATTGCATGCGTTGTTATTGATGGCCGTTCGGGCGCAACTCAGCTGGCCGAACGCTTGCAGGAGCTACGTTTTCCAAAGCGAGGCATTGTTCTTTGCGATACAAAACAGGCTGTAGCGGCATCTTCAAGATTTGTTGATGAAGTTGGAGCACACAGTATATGTCACGTCCCCTCTCCAGCACTGGACGAGTCTGTTACAGGCTCGTCCAGGCGTGCAATTGGAAATAACGGTGGCTTTGGATTTGGAGATTCTCCAAAAGCAACGTGTACCGCTGCTGAATCTGCGGCACTTGCACTTTATGGCGTTAGGACCACTAAACGAAACCCAGCTAGAAAGCAGGTAGTCTGGTGACAATTGGAATTATTCCTGTTGCAATTGCAACAGCGGCTGGACTGAGAAAAGAAGATAGGCAGACAGTTTTAAATCTCTGTGCAGTTTACTCAAAGACCCTTGCACGTAATCGTTTGCGTGATGGCTACTATCTCATGCATATAAAGCCTCAGCAGCTCGGTATTTCAGTACCTGACGGGTTAAGAAACTTGGAGCAGGCTATTTCATGGCCAGCAAAGGCTGTAGATGCTCTTGCTGACCGCTCTCAGTTCGATGGTTTTACTTGCACGGATGAGGATACTGCCAAGGAACTACAGGCTATTGTTCGTGAAAATGCCCTCAAGCGACGCTATCGTAAGGCTGTTAAAGGCCAACTTAGAAATTCCTGTGCGTTTCTTACGGTTACGGCTGGAAATGTTGACGCGGGAGAACCAGCGGTTATCATTTCTGCGTATTCTGCAGTATCCGCTGCCGCCCTTTGGGATGAACGGTTACATCGTATCCAGGCGGGCATTGTTGTAGTTGATCGTGACAATCGACCGAATCACAGGAATGCCCCAACGTGGGTTAATGTCTTTACCGATACTGACATTATTCGCATTCGAAGAGCGCTCGACTCGACTCGCTGGGTTGCTGAATATATCCCGCATGGGATGGGCCGTTGCCTCATGGAACCTTTGGTTTACGAGGCAACGCTTGACCGTCCGTTTGGTAAGTCGCGTATCACTCGAGCTGTTATGGATCTGACGGATGATGCAATGCGCTCAAGCGTACGCGCTGAAGTTGCAGCTGAGTTTATGACGGCGCCACAGAAATATCTTGTTGGCGCTGACCCAGACGCTCTCAATAAGCTCTCAAAATGGGATGCCTATATCGGTTCAATCTTTGCGGTCTCAAAAGACGCTGACGGTGATACTCCAACGTTTGGACAGCTGCAACAGGGTTCAATGCAGCCGCATATTGACTACATGCGCTCCCTTGCCGCTCGTTTTTCTGCCGAGACCAATGTCCCAATCTCAGAGCTCGGAATTGTATCTGATAACCCAAGCTCAGCAGAAGCAATCTACGCTGCAAAAGAACCTTTAGTCGTTGACGCTCAAAACCTCAATGCTGACAACGGTGAAGCTCTTCGAGATATTGCTCTTATGGCGTTGGCAGTTAAGAGAAACATATCGTTTGCTGAGGTGCTTACAACAGAGCCTAATATCACGGCCAAATGGCGAAATCCTGCGATGCCGTCAATTGTTTCCCAGGCTGACTCCATGCTCAAGATTGCCCAGGCTGTTCCATGGATTGTCAATTCTGAGATTCTTCTTGAGGAACTTGGCTTTACAGATGACCAAGTTCAAAGGCTTGAAAGCGACAGGGAAAGAGCGTCAGCACAAGAGCTTCTTAGGGCACGCTTTGCGGCTAAGGCCACAAAGACCCCAGCTGATAATCAAGACTTGCTGGACGGTGTAATTGATGAGGGTAAACAAGGATAGACTTACTCGATACAGAAAAGAGCTCGATTCAGCCGCAGACGATGCGGCTGAATTTATGTCTGACTATTATGATGCGCTCAGAACTGCTAATCCCAGCTCTTCAGTGGCAGAGCTCCGCAACATGGCTATTAAGTCAATCAAACAAGCTCTCAACGCCTTTTCTCCTCAAGCAGGAGAGCTTGCGGGAGAGTTGTTTGATGAGATAGTAAAAGCAGAAGGCGTTAAGGCAAGGTTTCGTTATCAGCAGACTATTGAGCATGGCTTAGTTGAGAAAAAAGTTCATTACCTTGCAAAAGACTTAGTCGACGGGGACAATCAAAAGTTTATCGACGCATGTACTGCACTTACTCGCTTCTATGTTAAGCGTGAAGCGAATATCAATATGCATAGAAGCGCACTTAGGTCAAAGATTTGGTGGGCGAGAGTTCCATCTGGTGCGGAAACCTGTGGTTTTTGTTTTATGCTTTCAACACGTGGTTTTGATTATGAATCTGAGTTTAGCGCAGGCGGAGCTGGACATAAGTTTCACCTACATTGCGATTGTATAATCGTTCCAGGCACAAAGAAAACAATCATTGAAGGATATGATCCTGATAAGATGTATGCCCGCTGGGTTGAGTGCGCTAACACAATTGGTCTTGAGCCTGTATGGGAAAACCGCTCGGCAATTATTGCTGAATGTGAGACAAGAGATTTTAAGTGGCTTTACACTGGCACTCCGCCTGAAGTGACTTATGAAACACCGAAAATCAAGCATTCAGTAACAATAGATAATCCGTGGGAAGATAGAACGGCTCATAGGCTTGCAACCGTAGGCATTGAACCACATTTTCAGATTGACTACGACTGGGTTATTACAGATGGCATAAAGCGTAAAGTTGGACTACCCGATTTTGAAAACGGCGTTGAGATAAAGACTCCTCAAGACTCTGAAAATGCCTTTGGAGCAGTAAAAAACTATGTTCTAAAGACTAATGAAAGAAAAAAGGGGGTTATAAGGATGGTGATAGATAACTCTGAATCTAAGTTTAGTGACGCAGATCTTATCAAAGCAATACAAGATGTTACGAATGAATTCGGTGCGAATTATACGATTGCTTGTTTTACAAAAACAGGGAAATTAGTAAATGTGCACAAATAAAAGAGCGAGTGCAAATTCGCGCAGTTGTACGCGGGCTGCTCGCTCTTTGCATTAATTATACCCAATTTCGTTAATTTATGCCACTTAAAGAATCTATGTGATTTGGGATACTAGTAGATAAGACATATTAAAAAATGCACCCACTCTCGCAGATGCATTTCATTCACCAACAAACCCGACTCAGTCCAGCCGTTGGCTCGTCCTTTAACTAGTAAGTGTATCTATTTTCGTTGATTTAAGCCACTGAAAAGTGGCTTTTTTCATATACGCAACCGTTGCGGAAAAGCGGTACCTACCTCGTAGCAAGGGTAATGCTACTCGTAAACGTCCGAGCGGACGGAACCTGTTGAAAGGAAAGAAATGGATTTGAAGGAACCTGTAACCACTCAAGAGCAGCTCGACAAGATCGTGAGAGACAGGCTGGAAAGAGAGCGTGAAAAAGTACGCTCTGAGTTCTCTGATTATGATGACTTGAAAGCCAAGGCTGAAAAGCTTGACGAACTCGAAAAGAGTGGCTCCGAGGAGCTGAAAAAGGCACTCGCTGAGGTTGACAACCTTAAAGGTGAACTGCAGACACGTGATGAGAACGCTAAATTGCAGCAAATGCGCAAGCAAGTCGCTAAAGACACAGGGGTACCAGAGGACCTCATTCAGGGCGCAGATGAAGAGAGCATGAAGACGTTTGCAGAAGCCGTGGCAGCGTTCGCCAAAAAGCCTTCTGCTCCAATCATTCCAGAATCAGGTATTTCTACGCAGGCTGGAGAGACTCCAGCACAAAAATTTGGTCAATTCATGGCCGAAACATTCAACTAATTGAAAGGATTTAAGTATGGCAACCGGTATTTTGACAACTTCTGCAACACTTCCAAAAGACCTCTCTGACGAGATCTTTGCAAACGTACAGGACCAGTCTGCAATTATGCAGCTCGCAACTCCAATCGAGCTTCCTGGCCGCGGCATGACTATTCCAGTTGTAACGGGTGACCCAGAGGCTTCTTTTACCGCTGAGGGTGAAGAGGCTAAGGTATCTAATACCTCTCTTGGCGTTAAGGAAATGAAGCCTTACAAGCTCACCGTTATTGAGCTCTTCTCCAATGAGTTCAAGGATAACTATGAGGCCATCTTTGCCGAGCTTCAGAATCGTCTTCCAGGAGCCATTGGTCGCAAGGTTGACTCTACCATTATGTATGGCACTGCACCTGGCACTGGCTTTGACACCCTTGCAGACGCTGAGTCTGTAGACCTTTCTGTTAAGCCTTATGACGGCTTTGTTGACGCACTCGAGAAGGTCTCTAACGCTAACGGTGACCTTAACGGTTGGGTACTTTCTCCAAAGGCACGCACTCTGCTTCTTAAGGCTAAGGACAGCCAGCAGCGTCCACTCTTTATCACCAACCCATCTGTTGAGGGTAAGGATGGCGGCTCTTCTGTTCTTGCTATTCCATCTCTCTTCTCTCGTGCAGCTTATCAGGCAAAGGTTGCCTCTAAGACCCCTGAGCTTGTTGGTGTCGGTGGTGACTGGACTGGTGCTCGCTTTGGTCTCGTTAAGGACATCACTGTCTCTATGGCAGACCAGGCAACCATCAATGCTGGAGGCACTGCAATGAACCTCTATCAGCGTGATATGTTTGCTCTTAAGTGCACCTTTATGTTCGGCTTTGTCGCACGTGATAAGGCACAGTTTGTCCGCCTTGCAAACGGTACCGCTGCTTAATAGGAGGCTTATATGGCAGAGACAAGAAGCTTTGCCACAAAGGCCGACTATGAGAGACGTTATGGGTCTGGTGCTCCAGAGAGGGTTGAGGTGCTTTTGCAAGATGCCTCAGCCCTCTTGCGCTCAAATTTCATTGCATATCATCAAATGGCTTACAAAGAAGGCTTAAACCTTCGATTTGATGAGAATGCTTGCGCCGTTACTTGCGCGATTGTTGCTCGTGCTGTGAATGTTCCTGCTGGTTTTGAGGGTGCTTCTCAGTACAGTCAGCATGCTGGTCCTTATGAGTCGACATTGACTTTCGCAAACCCAACAGCTGATTTGTATGTAACGCGCTCTGAGCGCACTCGACTCGGCTTGAGTGGTATCAGAATTGGCTCAATTCAGCCGATGTGTAAGCAAGACCATGAGGTGAATGATGGCAGCCATTAGAGGTGTTCAGGTAGAAGTGGTTAGAGTGACCACTGTCTTAGACGATCATGGCAATGAGACCTCTGGAGTAGAGTCTTATGAGCTTGTTGACAATGTCTTACCAGCTCCGGTTGCGACATCTGATTTGTCTGCAACGCGTCCAAATGGTGACCGCATAGACATGGTGTTTCACTTTCCAAAGACTTATAAGCGAAGCCTAAAGGGAACTTTTATTGAGTTTGATGGCATGAGGTTTGCGGTCGTTGGTGACCCGCAACCCTATCTCGACAGTCTAACTCCGCTCGACTGGGACAGGGAAGTTGAGGCGGTGGTTGTAGATGGGTAATGATTTTGTCGTCACAGGGCTTAAACCTGATTTGGTTGGTATTCGTGAGGTGCTTCATACCGCTCCTGTAGCTGATATGTGCCGCGAGGCGGCTCAGATTTGTGCAGCAAAATGCAATTCTTTACTGCCAGAAAAATACATCAAACATGGTGCTCGATTTGACGCCAAATGGGTTAATCGTGAGTACACTGCAGCTGGCCTTGTGTACTGCTCTGGAGCAGAGAACGGTATATGGGCTGGACGTGCTAACGCAAAGCTCAATATTCTTAAGAAGGGATGTAGAGGATGAGCTATGACATTCTTTCAGACCTTACTAAGTATATGAGTCAAAAGCTCAATATTCCTGCTTCAACACGAGTTCCCGCCCGCGAACCAAAAGAGTTTATTACCGTTACGCGAACCGGGGGAAGCTCTACGATTGGCTGGGATACGGCTAATCTTGCAGTGCAGGCTTGGAGTACCACGGATGCCGCCGCATATAAGCTAGCCTTGGCAATAAGGCTTCTTTTGCTGGAGTGCTGGCAAGAGCTTGATAAGGTCATCAAGGTTGAAGTTCAAAGTATTTACGACTTCCCAGACCCGGATTCAAAGAAATATCGATATCAATTAGATGTGTATATCACTACACGTCTGTAAGGAGTAATCATGGCTGATGCTATTTACAATGCAAATTACGTCGGAGCAGCAAAGGGCCGTCCTGGCGGATATGCCGCAGTCGTTGACCCAAGCGTTGACATTAAGACGCTTCTTGATGTTAAGAAGACCATCAAGGATCTGATGACTGCAAACCCCGGCAAGATTAAGTCACTTGGATATATCTCTGAGGATGGCGTTGAGTTTTCTGTTGATCTCTCTGCAGAGGATAAGAACGACTGGGGAGGAAACGCTATTAGTTCCTCAATTTCTAAGTACTCAGAGTCTGCAAAGGTGACATTCCTTGAGTCCGCTGAGACTATTTTGAAGGTCATTTATGGAGACGATAACGTCAAGGTTGAGACAGACGGCTCTATTACTGTTCGACACAATCCACGCTTTACTGCTCCTCGTATCTACATTTTTGACGCTGTCATTAATGAGACTACAGTCAAGCGTTCAATTATCCCTATTGGACGTATTTTTGAGCGCGATACCGTAAAGCAGAACAGCTCTGACTTCCTTGGCTATACCCCAACCATTAAGTGTATGCCAGCCGAGGTCTTTGACGGTGATACGTACCGTGATGTCTTCTACGACACCACAAAAGCGAGCGCGACTCCTGGCGTTGTACATTAATTAAGTTTTGAGAGGACTCAATATGGATATTTCCAACATGTCAGCGGAGCAGCTTCGAGAGCTCGCAGCGGAGAAAGAAAATTCACGTGCAAAGTTGGAGCATGATTATCTTGACTTCGTACAGGATAAGCCAAAGCACGCTCCATATGAGCGCATAATTGAATTCGAGGGTGAAGAGTATGTCGTTGACATGCGCAGAATTAAGTCTCGTGAGTTTATGCGTCGCATGGCTCGTGTTAGCGATGCTGAGCAAAATAGCCCAGAAGCACTTTCTCCTGTACTTGCTCTCTACGACTTTGTCTTTAGCGGCAATGTTGACAATCATGTTGTGGAAGTCGTAACTGCTAAACTCGGATATGACGACGCTGAAGAAATCATGCGCATTGAGTCCGCTCTTCTGGAAAAACTTGACGCAAAAAACTAATTCCGCTTGCTCCAATTCTGTGTGATGACACTAAAAGGGGCAAGCTGGAAGCAGACTTTCAGCAGTATTACCAAGTAAAGCTACAGACGCTCATTGACTCTTGTGAGTTTGAGCGTCTGTTTTATTTGATGATAAACCTCCCTCATGGTTCTAGAACAGTATGCTCTGTTGACCCAAGAAATGATTGGTCCAATAGTGACTATTTGCTTGCACTAGCGGTCGACAACCTTTCGTATCTTCGATATGAACAAGCCGGAGGTAAAGGCAGAAAGCCTGACGCGGTCAAGCGTCCAGAACTGAAACAAGAACAAAGTAAAAAGAAGCTTCTTAACGTTTCACAGGACCGCGTTGAGGAGCTTCTTTTTAGAGAACGCTAGGAGGTGAATAGTGGCTGGAACAGTAGTAAGAGGCTCCGTCCTTCTTACTCCTAAATTTGACAATCTTGGTGCTAATGTTAAGCGAGCACTGGGAAGTGGATATAAATCGGCAGTGTCTGTCCATACGAATGCTGGACGACAGGCTGCTCAAAACTATGCAAGCGGCTTTGGCGGCGCAACCGGTGCAATTATGGGAATTGTGTCGAGCGTTACATCTCGCGCCTTAGATGCTATTTCTGGCTCAATTGCCTCTGCTGTCAACCGTGTCGATACGATTGCAAACTTCCCTAAGATTATGCAGTCTGTTGGATATTCTGCAGACGACGCGCGTGCGACTATTGAACGGCTTTCAGCTGGTATCGATGGTCTTCCGACATCGCTTGACGCTATTGTTGGCTCAGTGCAGAAGATTGCGCCTGTGTCTGGCTCACTTGCCACAGCAACAGATGTTGCCCTGGCATTTAATAACGCACTTTTGGCAGGCGGCAAGAGTCAAGAGATAATGAATTCTGCTTTTGAGCAGTATTCACAGATGCTTTCAACTGGCAGAGTTGATATGCAGTCATGGAAGATTCTTGCTCAAGCTATGCCAGGACAGCTGAACCAGATTGCTAAAGCCCTACTCGGAGCTAATGCAAACCAAGCAGACCTTTATAAGGCCATGCAAAGCGGCGCAATTACATTTGACCAATTCAACAACGCAATTGTAAGCCTCAATAATGAAGGTCTTCCTGGCTATGCTTCATTTGCAGAGCAGGCACGTATCTCAACGGAGTCAATTGGTACCGCATGGACCAATGTTCAAAACCGCATTAATAAGGCTGTTGCTAAGATTATTGATCATATTGGCCAAGCTAATATTGCAGGTGCAATCAACGATTTCTCTAGCAGCTTTTCTGGTATAGCCGACACAGTTATCACGTATCTTGACCCTGTTATTTCCACTGTTGGTTCCTTCATGGATCAGCTTCAAAATAACGGAGCAATCACATCATTTGGTGACGCTTTAAATGCGCTAAAAGACGTATTTGATGGCACTATAGGGCTTATTGGTGACCTTATAACAACGTTTACTGGTCTCGATAGCTCAGAAGATGCTTCCCGCAGTGCAGCAGATTTGCTTAAATCTGCCGTTGATGGTGTTAAATCTGCCATAGAGCTTGCTCGTGACGCTGTCCAAGGCTTGAGAGACAACCTCACAGTTGTTGCGCCCGTCATTGTCGCTGTAGCGACCGCTCTGATTGCATACGAGACTATTAAGGCTGTGCGCTCGATAGCTGACGACTTCGGACTTCTAAAAAGCGCCGCTTCTTTGGCTTTTGACGCTATCAAAGGTGGAGAGGGCGTTCTATCAACGCTTTCTGTTTTTGGAGAGCTTGTTGGTGAGGGTGGAGCGCTCGCGAGTGTCTTTGGAACGATTTCAACGGCAATTAGTGGCGTTGGAACGAGCCTTTTGGCACTCGTAGGATCTATCCCTGTTATCGGTTGGATTGCAGTTGCGGTGGTTGCTCTTGGAGCTGTCTTTACATGGCTCTGGAACACTAATGAAGATTTTAGAAATGCTGTAATTGGTATTTGGGATTCTATTTGCTCAGCCATTAGTGGTGCAGTAGATTCCATAGTTGGTTTCTTTACAACAACATTGCCAACAGCTTTCACTCAATTCGTCCAATTTGTTCAGGGGATTCCCGCAGCGGTAGGACAATTCATCCAAGAGCTACCAACAATGGTCCTTTATGCGCTTACTTTTGCAGTTGTATTTCTGTTTGGGTTAGGCGCTCAACTCGCTCAGTTGGCGGTACAGATTGGCACTGAGTTTGTCCAGAACGTCGTTAACTTCTTTACTGTTGACCTACCAAGCGCATTTGCCCAGTTCGTCTTATTTGTATCGACGATTCCAGAACAAGTCCAAACTGCCCTTGCAACGCTTTTGGCAAATATCGCTCTCTGGGCAGTCGACATGGCGGCCAAAGCATCAGAGGCCGCCGACGGATTTCTCCGTGGGGTTACAGATGGCCTAAATGCAGCAGTTGATTTTGTGAAAAGCATTCCAGATAAGATTAAAAGTTTCTTTTCAAATGCGGGCGATTGGCTTGTTAATTCTGGTAAAGCGCTCTTAGATGGCTTCGCCAAAGGCATCAGAAATGCTGTAAATGCAGTAACAAGCGCAGCATCAGACGCTCTCGGTGCGGTGCGTAAGCTATTCCCATTCTCACCTGCAAAGAAAGGACCATTCTCAGGTCATGGCTACACGACGTATTCTGGCCGTGCTCTCATGAGAGACTTTGCAAGGGGGATTAAGGGAAGTTCCGCACTTGCTGAAACAGAAGCAATGAGTGCTCTGTCAAGTGTACATGATGTCTTTAGTAATGCGCGTCCTCTGAGCTTCTCAGCAGTTGCTGACGCTAATGCAAACGGTATTTATCGTGCCGCTTTTGAGCTTGATTCAAGACAGCAACGCGCAAATGCAACCACGCTTGCAGATATCTATGACTTCATGCGTAACGGTGAGCTCGGACAGGTTATTGATGAGAACTCTAACAATATTGGAGACCGTGATTTTGCTCGAGCGGTTCAGAAGGCGGTGAAGACGAATGCGTAAGCTCAAATACGTTTCTTCCCGCGGTAGTAGCTTTGAGCTTGATGTGCCAGAAGCCTCAATTGGTACTGGCACATCTCTTAGAGGTTACAAGCCTGGATACACGCTAGGAGCGCGTTCTATCTCTGGCATTTCGTCTAATGCTCAAGAAGTCACGTTAGATCTCTTCATTGAGGGTTCTGAATTAGCAGAATCAATGGCTGAAGAATTTGAATTTGACTTCAATAATCAAAAGCCAGGAGCGCTCGTCTATAACAATGAGTGGTCACAAGATGTGTATGTGTCTAAAAGCGAGGTCCAATCGGTCTTTCATGATCAGGCTACAGTTGCTCTTACAGTTATTTTGCTAGAGGGGTCATGGCACAAAAGCCACAGTAAAAGCTTCAGCGTGACTCACGATGACGCACAGAGTGATTGGCTTAATTTACCTACCAACGCTCCATACAACCTTGGTATTACGAGACCACCAAAGCAGCTTGAAATTCATTCGTCATCAGAATGTCCAGTAAAGTTCACCATTTACGGAACGGCCCTCCAGCCACGAATCGTGATTGGTGATAACACTTACTCATTTTTACTGACGGTCCCAAGTGGAGGCCGTCTTGTTGTAGATGGTACCCGCACTCGTAAGACAATCACGCTTGTTACTGAACTTGGAGACGTGTCTGACCGCTTCGATGTTGGTAGTCGAGGCAGTGGAAAGGGCAGCGGGAATTATTGCTTTGAACCGCTGAAACAAGGCTTTCAGAATGTCTCGTGGGACGGCACATTTGGCTTTGATGTTGAGTGGTGGGAAACAAGAGGAGGTCTTCCATGGACATCTTAACGGTGTCAAAGGCTGATGGTGAAGATATTGCAGGCACAGAGGACTATGTGCTCGACCTTTCTTTTGGAGATACGGGAAATTCTTTTGAAGTATTTGCCCCGTCGATTCCAGTCAAAGATGGATATCTGGTATCTATCGACGGCACTGAATATGGAGGCATTATAGACACTGCTTCAGACTCACTTGACGGCGGTGTGTCTACGACTACATGGAGCGGGCGTACCTGGCACGGTATGCTCGCTTCAAAAATTTTGGTCCCGAGTACTGATTACATCAATATCTCAGACAAGGCTCAAACGGCTATCGAGAGCATTGTTACTGCAGCAGATCTTGCAACAGTATTTGAGGCTAAGACAGGACAGTCTGAGACGATTATTAAGTGTCAGCTACCTCGTTTTTGCGATGCTTACACAGCATTAAGGCACATTGCAAACGCTGCGGGCTCACGACTTAGAATTCAACGTACTGACGGTAAAACACTTATTTGGTTAGAGCCTCTTACGGATAACAGGCTTGATTCTGATGCCCTGGATTACAAATCTAAGACGTCATATCATCCTGTAAATCACTTAATTTGCGCTGGCAAAGGTGAGCTTGCAAGTCGTACGGTTATTCACCTCTATGCAGACCGTGCAGGACGCATTTCAAAGACGCAAAGTTTGTTTGGCCAAGACGAAGTATCAATGCTCTATGACTACAACAATATTGAGGATGCAGAGCTTGAAAAAGAGGGAACAAAGAAGCTCAAAGAGCTTCAAGCTCAGTCTTCTGTAGATGTTACAGTCCATGACGGCTTAAATCTTTATATTGACGATGTTGTCGTAGCTGAAAATCAAGACACAGGAAGACGAACTCAAGCGACTATTGGCAAGAAGATAGTAAAAGTCGCGAGTGGGGTAATGAGTGTAAGTTATGAAGTGACTTCACCAAATCAGACTCGCGGCTCACATGGAGTTTCATTTGAGTCTTCTGGAGCGTCTCAGGGTGCTGGAACTACATATGTAGCTGGCACTGGCATTCGTATTGTTGGCAATCGCATCTCAGCGGTTATGTCTGATGAGAAGGTTGCTGATATTGAGACTCATATTGCTGCCGCACAGTCGGCTGCAGTTGCCGCTCAGGGTCAGGCACATGAAGCAAAAGACATTGGTAATAACGCGTTAGTTTCAGCAAACTCAAGCGTCAAGAATGTATCCTCAACTGGTCCGCTTGCAGTTTCCCAGACGGGTTCCAACGTCACCTTAAGTCTTCAAAGTTCTGGCGCAGAGGCTGGTTCATATGGCCTTTCAGAATCAATTGTGGCTGGGAATAATGCCAATTTTGCAATTCCGCGTCTTACTGTTGATGAATTCGGACGTATCACTTCAATCGCTCAATCAATGGTGACCCTGCAAATTAGTGGGGGAGCAAACCAAGGCGGAGGCTTCCTGGCTGCTCATCCAATCGGTTCAATCTATGAAACAACTAAATCATTTAATCCATCGAGCCTCGGCGGTACATGGAAACGCCTGCCGTCACTTGACGGTTTTAAGTGGGAAAGGACGGCGTAATGGCTAAAGAACAAGGCTCCAGATATACCTGTGACAGATGCGGTAAGTCTGAGTTTGTTACTCCAAGCAATACATACTCGCTCGCTCAATGGCATGACATTAAGCGTCAGTCACAGCGAGGAGAGGAGAATCGCACTTATTGCGAGAGTTGCTACAAAGCATATCTTGAGCTTCTTGCAAAACATGATGCTTCATTCAAAGAGTTTGAAAGCAAGGTGAACTAATATGGCAGTCACATGTGTCGATGGACAGGGTCAAGCACCTCACATTACCGGCGCGGATAAAGGACGTTTACACGCTGGCATTTTTGGCGAAAAGAGCGTCGTTCTCGCGGTTGGTAAGCGTCTAGCAGCCACACAAGAGAGTGCCAATCGAGTCACTATTGCAACCGGTGACGCCTCTCTGCATGGTAGACAAGTGAGTGTAACCGCACCAGAGCAGGTCACAATCACTTCTGGAACTCAAGGACAGAATCGTAACGACTTTATCTGCCTTAAATATGAGCGTAACGCGCAGGGAATTGAGTCGGCAAAGCTTGAGGTTCTACGTGGTGTACCGACATCTGGTAAAGCTGAGGACCCATTAGTACCAGCAGGTAACGTCTTAAATGGTGACACTCAAGACTACTTCCCACTCTATCGTGTAAAGCTTAATGGCGTTGTTGCGTCTAAGCCAGAGCAGCTTTTTATGTTTGCGAATACGCTCTATCAAGATGATAACGGCGATTTTGAGACGGTGATTTTGCAAGATCAGGGAAGTTATAAGAATTACTGGCACATATACCGCACAGGTGATTCTGTAACTATCAAGGTAAGAGGCTGGCTTGCTAATAACATCGCTTATGATGCGGTTAGATGTCCCTTCACCATTCCTGAAGGAGCGAGACCACCTCTAGTAGATCATGAAAAGTACGGTTCAATTTCTGACAGTACAGAATCTATTGTGTATAACTCAGGTTTCTGCCCCGGTCACGCTGATGTGATTACGGCCATTTCTGCTCGTCCAGATGGAAACGTCTACCTGCAAGACATGGGCGGTACTGTTTCCGACGCCTGGCGACAGGGATCTCTTACTTATACAGTGAGGCATTAAGGAGGCGGTTATGAATATCACGGCTGAAATGGTTTCCTTCTTCGTCTCCATTGCCGGCGCATTTCTTGGCGGTCTTGTTGCTATCTCGAATTGGCAGCGTGCCAGTCGAGAAGATAAGGAAAAAGAAGACGCCTGGAAGAGCACTATCACTAACACCCTTACCCGCTTAGAGACACGACAGCAAGTCATGAATGAGCAGCTTGGCAAGTACCAGCAATCACTTTCGGACTTGACTGCAACACTCACACAGCATACAGCTGAGCTTTCTGTGGTCGGTATTGTAGCGAGAAGGGCAGATGAGGTTTCAAAAAAAGCAGCAACAGACCTCGCAGAGGTCAAGACAGATGTCAAAAACCTAGACTCACGCATCACAAAGCTTGAGAAGTAAAGGAGTAACAAATGATTAACTGGAAAGTACGTCTTCACAACCCTGCGTGGTGGCTGGGCATGGCTGGCATTGTAATGAGCCCTGTCCTGGCTTACCTTGGACTGGCTTACTCGGACCTCACCACGTGGGGAAGCCTAGCTGAAGTGTTTATTAAGTTTGTCAGTAACCCATATCTGATTGGCACTGTTGTGGTTGCCGTCTTGGGTGCTATTGGCGTGACCATTGACCCAACAACAAAAGGTATTGGCGATTCTGAACGTGCGATGACTTACGTACAGCCTTCTGAGCGTCCTGCAAGTTACATGACAGGCAACGCTGAACCAATTAACACAAAGCCGGCAGAAGAGCCAAAAGAAGAGCCAAAAGAAGAGGTAAACAATGCTTAGGGGCATTGACGTATCAGGTTATCAGGCATTGGGTGCGAGCTATTCGCACCCAAATGTCGAGACTGCTTACAGTGGTTCTGACTTTGTCATCGCTAAGGCTACACAGGGCACGCAGCCAATGAACCGTTACATGACGGCTCAACTTCAGCGTGCACTTGCAGATGGCAAGCTGATTGGCGTGTACCATTACGCTGAGGGTGGCTCACCTGTCGCAGAAGCTGACACATTTGTTGCGTGTGTGTCTGACTACATTGGCAAGGCTCTCTTGTGCCTGGATTGGGAGAACGGTGACAATGACGCATGGGGCTCAACGGTATGGGCAAGGCAATTTGTTGACCGTGTCTACGCAAAAACAGGCATTTACCCTGTTGTGTACACGTATCCTGCTGGACGCTCGCAGGTAGCGTCTTGCGCTGACGTGTCACGCCTTTGGATAGCCGGTTACCCAGACAACCGCTTCTCATGGGAATTGCCTGCCATGATCTATAACACTGGCGCATGGAATGACTGGACCATTTGGCAATACTCTAGCGCAGGCGGTACCGTTGACCTCGATGTAGCAAAGCTGACTTACGCAGAATGGGAGCAGCTCGCTCAGGGTGAGTCCAACTTTGAGCCGCACTGGGTTAAGAATGCGACTGGCTGGTGGTATGCGACCAGTCCTAGTGCTTACTACTACAGTCAGTGGGCGTTCATCAATGGGTCCTGGTACTACTTTGACGCGCGAGGTTATGCAGTCACAGGCTGGTTCTTTGACGGCACAGATTGGTTCTACCTTTGCCCAGATGAAGGACCTCAAGAGTGCGCCATGCTCACAGGTATGCAGCACATCGGAAGCTATGACTACTACTTCGCGAACGATGGACGTATGGCAACGGGTGTATTTGACGCAGAAGGCAAGAAGTATCTTGCTTCTGAAAATGGCAATCTGCTCCCTGCTGGAATCCACGTCCACAATGATCATGCATACGCAGTCAATGCGGATGGTTCTGTCCAGGCTGACAGCACAGTGCAAGTAGACACGGATGAAGCTGGCAGATTGACTTCACTGCACTAAACCAATAACCCCTCTCACTTCGGTGGGAGGGGTATTTTTTATGTGTAAATACTCCACTTTCATTTTTGCGCGCCTTAAAACGGCTTACAACAAGCCATTTAACTGGGCGTTTATAACAATGAATTTAACCGCTTTAATCGCTGGATTATTTCAATCTGATTAATAGTAGCGATTGCTCCTCAATTCCCTTCATTTGAATATATCGAGGTAAAACGCCTATCTAAATAGTTAAAACTTTTATTCGAACAGGTATTCTACTTTTACAGTAGCCATACAGTTTGGAGGCAAAATGGAGGCAGCTGATAAAAATTTTAACAAAAAAGGTAGACGGCAAGCCATCTACCTTGGGTTTTTGGTGCCTCCTGCGCGATTCGAACGCGCGACCTGCGGTTTAGAAGTTATGTTTTCTACCGCTCATTATGTTTCGTTACGCTCGATAAATGCCGTTACAACCTGCAAAAACAAGTTTTTGTCCGGTGTGTATAGTAAAACAATCCATACAGTTTGGAGGCAGTTTGGAGGCAGCGCCTCCGACCAACTTGTTGCACGTTAAGGAGAAACGGCATGAATATCTCAGTCAGATTGCGTGGCAAAGTTTGGCAGGCAAGGGTGAGGTACCGTGGAGCAGATGGGCTTATCCATGAGAAACATCATTCTTTGAGTGCTCCATCGGATAAGACTGGCCGAGGTAAAAAGACCGCCATGCTCGAGGCTGAGAAATGGGTTAAGGACGCGGGCTTTGTTGAAGTTGTTGAACAGAGCCAAGCAACAAGGCTTGATTGTTCGGCGTACACATACTGTCTCAACTACTTTAAGAGCCTTGTGGCAACACAGCAAATAGAACGTCGTACTTATACGTCTTACAAGAATAGTATTCGATACATAGATCTCTTCTTTAGTGAGAAACGCTTACAGGACATTACAATCACAGACGTCGAGATGTATGTGTCCTGGCTTTACGACTCCAACTACTCAGCTAATACCATTAAGAAAGCTTTTAATGGCTTACGTCAATGTACCCGCCATGCCGTAGCGATTAGAGATCTGCAATATGACCCCTGTGCGTCAATCAAGGCTCCTAGGGGCCAGCTTGCGACGCCAAATCCTTTGGACGAACCTTCCCGCAAGAAGCTTCAAGTTATGCTTGCTGCTCTAGAGCTTTCTCCCATGGTTATTGCAACGTATTTGGCGTACTTTACTGGTATGAGACGTGAGGAGTGCTGCGGGCTTCAGTGGAAGGATATAAAGCTCAAAGCTGAGGACGTCACAGCACACCTATGCTGCGCTATTTCGTATGATGGCGGTAAGACCTACATTAAAGGCTTGAAGAACGGGAAAACAAGAACCGTGCCTGTTCCATCTCCGCTTGTAGACATTCTTAAGCAATGGCGTTCCAAGTACATTGAAGACTGCATGCTAATGGGAATTGCGTTTAATGAAGAGATGTACGTTTTAGGCGATTTCTCTGGTGAGTATCTCAGGCCAGAGCGAGTAACCGCATGGTGGAAGAGGCACTCGGAAGAATGGGGCCTTTTAGGAACGCAGGGGAGACGGCCAGTCTTTCATGATCTACGTCATACGTATGCCACAATTGCGGTTAGGACTATGGATATTAAGAGTGCTCAAGACATTCTTGGACATAGCGACATTAACATGACTATGCGCTATGCAGATACAGATCTAGAGCAGATTCAGAAGGCAGGAAAAATCATTGGAGAGGCTCTCAATGACGCCAATAAAGAGGGCGCGGAAGTACTACAGATGCGGCGTGCGATATAAAAAGAGGAGCTTATTGCTCCTCTTTAAGCTGCCAATTCACCGATAAAATCATTCTCATTTACTCCCCATTGGACTGGAGTAATTCCATAATTGGAGCAAGCATCAAGAATCGAGTTATCAATTTTCCCATCTTTGGCATTAAGAGTGTTAAGAAATAAATATCCTAGAGAGTTTCTACGACTTTTTTCAACGTCTTCCCAGCCAAATAATGCGTTTGTCACGCTACTTTCTGCGGGGTTATTTACAGTCTTGATAAACTTTTCTTTTCCGCCGCGGTTCGCTCCTATTGCATAGTCAAACTTATATATCAGTCCAGACTTGCCTTCAAATGATGGACCTTGTACCGGTCGTAGCTCTTTGTCTGAAAGCCAATTACCAACGTCGTCTAGAAACATAGAGCGTACAGCGTTTTTATTAATATAAAACATATCGCTAACCGATGCCATGGCCTGTAGGAACATGTTCAACTTGACGTTAATATTACTTTCATTAGCTCGAACAAACATTTCGTTGTTATCAGTTTTCTGTACGCCATATCCAGCAAGTATTGACTCAAGACGGCTTTTTCTAGCGTCAGTGTCAATTTGCATCCCGGATAATTCAAGTTCCGAAACAGTTTCTCCCATGTCTGAGATAATGATTCCATGTCCAGGGCTTTCATCTAAAACGATAGACATAAAATCATTATTCTTATCAAGCATTGGGGTAACAATCCTGACAGCGCTGCCTTGCTGGACTGCGGTTAAATTTCCCGCTATCCATTGTGAATAGTTATCGATTATCTTTTGCGCTGCAGTGATTTGCATAATTTTACACCCCCAATTTGTACTTAAATGTTAGCACAGAGTCAGAGATAGAATATACGTCTAAGAGGCTTTCGAAGTAAGAGATAAAATCTTCATCTCTTCCGGATATGACATCTTGCTGGGCAAGTGGTACAGCAAATTTCGAACCAAACTCTGGTACATCTAAATGAATGTGGTTTCCGACAACAAGTTCTCCATCGGGATTTCTGTGTCTTAATATTTCAGGGTTTGAGCACAAATCAACTCTCAATAATTGTCTGTCCGACACTCTAGACTGGAATGTAGGTTTCCTGTCGTTTATAACACCCACAACAATTGAAGAAGACTTTCTTGATTCATAAATGTCGAGAAAAAATTTGAGAGACTTGTTCGATTCAGATATAAGTTCAATTTGTAGTTTCTCTCCAGGATTAGGCCAGTTATAAGAATCTTTCTCTTTGTAAGGACGCTTAGGCATTTTGAGAAATTCCTGAGCATCCTCGTTAAGATCACTAAGGTGATAAATTTTAAAGCTCATCTTTATAACCTCCTTTCACAATTCCTTCAAACTTTTATATATCGGAAGCACTTTTTGTCTGGTGTTACCACTAGATTGGAACGTGCGTTCCTTGAGAACTAAATTATTTTGACCTCTTCAAATCTTCAATAGCTGAAGCCGTGTCTTTGAGCTGAGCAATAAGAGCATCAATTTGTTTCTCGTTTTCATGTTGCTCTTTTGTTGCTTCACATCCAGAAAGCTCGTCAAGGGTACAATTGAGAACCTTTGTTATCTCTCTGGCTGACCCAAGAGTTACCGGTGTAATCTCTCTTTCCCAGTTGCTAACAATTTGCTTTGTGACTCCAAGTTTTTCCGCAAGCTCATCCTGCGTCAATCCTCTTGACTTGCGTATTTCTTTGAGCATCAGCTTGTATCTGCTCATAAACACCACCTTTCAACTGCAGTGTACACATATTCTACACAAAATCACAATATTTGTGAATAACACTTTTGAAAATAGCAAATATTGTTATACTAAACACAACAAAATAACAAAATTTGTTATTTTTGAACCTTGAAAATCGCATAAACAAACGAAATCGCTCTTTAGTCATCATGCGCAACTTGTTTTATTACTGCGATTTTCGATTGGAGGAATTATGGAAATTAAAGATTCTGTTGCAGTGCGTCTTCGAGTAGCAATGGCATCTAACGGCATTTCAGCGCGTGAGCTTGCTGCAAAAACTGGCATCTCAGAAACAACCATTTACAAAGCAAGCAAAGAAGTTAATGACAAAAAGACCAGCTTGAGAACAATCAGAATTCTCGCTGATGCGCTTGATGTCTCAACTCAATGGCTTGCGTGCTTGGAGTAAAAATGCCAATACCTCAAAATACTGGCTCGGCATGGTCATATCACTGGGAGCCAAAAGTCGAGCATAAGCTCGAACCAGAAAAAGCCAAAGCGCCACACACCACAATATCGAGTATTGACGGAGCGTCACTTATAAAGAGTTGCTTTAATGACGCTTATTACGTTAGAGAAGACGGTGGAAACCTGTGGTTTCTTGGTAGTTTTGAAACAGCCCAAGAAGCAAATGAAGCATTTGGAAGGTGGGCAAAATGTCATTAGAAAAAGTTATTGCTTTTTGTAAGGACTTTAAATCATCTATTAGAAAACATCCAATCCGGATGCTTTCGTGTTTAGTGTCTGTTCTATCACTTATGTTTTCAGCTTATTGCATTTTTGCCTGTTCAAAGATGACAAGTGTCGTTGGTTTATGCGTTGCAGTGTTTGCTCTTTGTTTTGCAGGTCTTATTTATTAACAAGATAAAAGTGCCCTCCTCACGCGGCAACGTGGGAGAGCGTGTCCAAAACTTTAAGGAGTTGAAATGGACGATACAAGTATACAAGTTTTTAGCTCTCAACAGTTTGGAGAGCTAAGAGCTCTGAAAGACGTTGACGGTGAGCCATGGTTTATTGCTCAAGATGTGTGTAGAGCTCTAGGGACTGACGTTAAAGATGTCCGGTCAGTTCTTGAATGTGACGAAGTTTCAAACCTCGATACTATCGAGGTTTATAAAAAGCCTGGACGATCACCTCTCATTGTGTCTGAAGCTGGTTTATATAACCTCGTACTCAGAAGCCGTAAGCCAGAAGCAAAGCCGTTTCGGCGCTGGGTTACTCATGAAGTCCTACCGTCGATTAGACGTTCTGGCGGATACATTGCCACAGATGGTTCTGAGAGCAATGAAGACCTTCTTGCTCGTGCGGTCCTTGTCGCAAATGAAGCAATCCAGCGCAAGGATGCACAGCTAAAAGAGCAACAACGTCAGCTCTATGAGAAGGATACAACCATCATCGAGCAGGGTGTCAGAATTGACGAGCTCGCACCAAAGGCTGGCGTTTACGACACGGTTATCAATGTCAAAGGTACGATGACAATCACAGATGCCGCACGCTATCTCGCACAGTACGACCCTCTCATGAACCGCAAGCGTCTCTTTGCCCTTCTCCGTGCTGATGGCATGATTTGCCAGGGGAGTAACGCTCCAACTAAGCGAGGAATTGAGACAGGTAGATTTGTGCAGATCATGAGCACTCGTCGAGACGGTAAGTCTAATGAGCCTTATGCCAGGATGACGCAGAAAGGCTTTGACTGGTGCGTTACCGCTTACTGTACAGCTCCACTCATTGATTAGCTCTTATGGAGAGCTTGCGAAACACTGAGCTTATTACCGTTGAACAGGCTTCTCAACTATTAGGCATCCCAGTCTCCACGATGCGTAAGATGTGCGCTCGAGGGGAGGTGTATGCCAAGAAAGCCGGTAAACGATGGCTCATAAATAGACGGATTCTCTTGAGCCTTTATGGCTTACATTCTAAGGAATAACAAATGGACAAAAGAATAATTCTTGTGGCTTTGCTGCCCTTGTTGGTCTACTTCACAGCTGACTGCCTGGGCATTTTTGAGCCGCACAATGTGGCATATCTGATGGCTTTCAGATATGCCCTAATCGCATATGGACTTGTTGGAGCTTTAGCCGTATGGCTCAAAGACAAAGAGAAAGAGGTTTGCAATGCTGACTAAAGAAGAGCGTGCAGCAATCGCTGAGAGGGTATTGTCTTTTAATGAAGAATATCTTTGCTATGCGGATATCTACGAATGCTTATTTGGTGAACGCCCGCGATATAGTGCGCTATCAGAAGAATACGACAAAGCTATCAAAAGCCGTATTCTTGACCTCTGCGATACGTCCAACATGATTGAATTACCAGTCGATAAAGACGGCATACCATTTAAGAGAGGTGACACAGTATACGAATCTGATGGCACCGAACATATAGTCGATGGATATGCGTTTAGTAGGGCTAACGCAAAAATTGTCTCTGTGGTTGACCTAATCAATAATACTCGCATTCTCTTTGAAACTGACGAACTCACTCACAAAAGACCAGTAACAATCGCATCGGTTAGAAAACAACTAAAACACGTTCTCGATAAAGGAGAAATGACTTCTTGGTCAATGGCTAAACTCTTTGACATCGCCGAACAGCTTGAGAGCCTAGGTGATAGCGATGACTAACCGTGAAGAGGTAGCGAAGAAACTGCGTGAAAACAGCACTGTGCACACCACCGACGAGGCATATGTTGTTCTTCTTAATTGTATGGGCATTACATACGATTACGCTAACTTGTTCAACCGTCTAGCAGACCTCATAGACCCTACATGTACGCCGGAGGAAGACGGCAATAACATCGTCTGTTCCGAGTGCGGAGCTGACCTGTATGACGATGACTTGCATTGTCCTCATTGTGGCTCAAGGGTGGTGCGTGGTAACCATGATTGAAATTACGCCGCCGCATGAGGTTAAAGCACGTAAACCACACTATTGCTCGTGGTGCGACAAGGAGATACATGTAGGAGAGAAATATACAACCTCTACGCTCAAAGTTGATTATATCTACGAATGGCGCGAGTGCAGCAGGTGCAAGCCTTACGTAGACGAGATGTTTAATGACGAGGTGTGGGGCGATTATGACCTTGACTACGGTATAGATCAGCAGACATTTTGGGATTTTATGGCTGAAAAGCACTATGACGTATGGTGTGAGTGGCAACATGCGGACGAGAAAGAACGGCAACGAAAGCGGCGAAATGCAGCGATGAATAACCAAGAAAAGGAGACAAAGTATGATTCCGTATTTAACCATACCTCAAAGAATTCTTGCGTGGTTTCTCTGGCACATCGAAGCTAAACATGGTTGGGGAGGTGGCTTTGATGCCAATGACCCAGAAGGTCCTGAGTGGCTCTTGGGAACCCATTTTGCCTATGGAGGACCGATGTATACCTACTCACTTTTGCGTGACTACTGGTATATAAAATGCGCAAGAGCTGCAAAGAGAGGGAAGCGAGAGTGAGCAAACAGAAACAGATACAAGCTAAGAATTAAGGAGTAGTAATGGATCCTGTTGAGAAAGCTGAGGACCTCATCAAGCGTTACGCTTTATTGGCACATTTGAGCAATGGAAAATGCCTCGGCTCCGATATTAAGGGCAAACGAGTGTATCTTTCTGGGCCAATTACTAACGTGAAGAATTACAAAGGCTTGTTTATGTTTGTTGAAGAGCTTGCTGCGCTTGACGATGCTGAGCAGATCTATAACCCCGCTGCGCAGATTCCTGCAAGCTCTAGCTGGGAACAGGCAATGCATCGATGCCTTTCAGAAATTACTAATTACGACACAGTAGTACTGCTGCCTGGTTGGAATGCCTCTCGTGGAGCAAGACTTGAGAGTGATGTTGCACTTGCCTGTGGAATACATGTGGTTAATCTCAGTGAAAACAAGATTACTTATGGCCTTTATAACTCGCTTAAAGAGACCCTTGAAAAACTCTTATAAGCAACCTTACAAACAGAAAGGAGGTCCATATGGGTGTTGCAGATATTGCTGTTCTAGTTTTCTGTATTCTCGCTGGTATTGCTTTTGCTTTTAGCGATTAAATTTTTATTTATTTTTAATTCCCCATTTTTAACAACCAAATAGAAAGGCTTAAAC